GGTTTATATTCCAAGCGGAAATTATTCTTATTGTGATTTTATGATTAATCGCATTGATGGAGAAAACTTAAATCAATTAGTTTTGCAAGGATCTACAACGCTTTCATGGTATTTAAAAACTTCTTATAGTGGTTTACTTGGTATAAGAATTGATGCTTTTGATAATTCTGGAACAAGATATATCTATACAACTTCTGTTAATATTACAGCATCTTCTAATTCGTTTAACCGTTATTCAATAACTATCCCATCTGTTCCATTTGTAACTGGTACTGCTAATCAATCAGGTTCTAACGGTGTTGAAATTCATTTTGTTTTTGCAGAAACACGCTCACCACAACTAGGTGCTACAACAAATACATGGCAAGTAGCTGGCACCTATACCTATAGCACATCTTTAAATATTGCTTCAAATAGCAATGTCACATTAGAGTTTTCTCGTGTACAATGGGAACAAGGGTCCGTAGCCACTACATTTTCTCGTGCTGGAGGAAATTATAATACAGAAGCCTTAGCTGTTGGACCTCAAGGTTTTGAAGGTGTTTTAGTAGGAACAAATCTAAATTCTTATAATGCTTACGGTGTAGGACAAGCTGGATGGTCTGGTTATCAAGTAGCTGGTAAAAATAAAGTTATAAATGGTGATTTTAATATTTGGCAACGGGGAACAAGTTTTACTAATCCATCTGTAAATGCATATGTATGCGACAGATGGCGTTGGAATGGCGACGGCTCTGGTGGTACACAAGTTTGGAGTCAACAAACATTTACTCCAGGAACTGCCCCAGTTGCTGGATATGAAGGAACTTATTTTATGCGTTATGCACAAACCTCTGCAACAACTGGAAATACTTATACTAACTTTTTAATTAATCCAATTGAAGATGCTCGTGTATTTGCGGGTCAAACAGTAACATTGTCATTTTGGGCTAAATCCGATGCTGCAAGAACCATTAGTCTTTCTCTTTACCAAGCCTGGGGCGTTGGAGGAAGTACGCCTACATTTTCAAGCGGTTCTGCTAATATTACAACAACTTGGTCAAGATATACTTTTACCACCACACTTCAAAGTGCTTCTGGCAAAACTATAGGTACACTTGCATCTTTACAAGTTTTATTTCAATTAAATTCATTAAATACAATTCAAACCATTGATATTTGGGGAGTTCAGCTTGAAGCTGGCACAGTAGCAACTCCATTTACCACATCTACAGGAAGCCCCGCCCTAGAGCTTTTAGCTTGCCAAAGATATTTTTCAAAATCTTATGACGTTACAATAGCACCTGGGGCAACATCTCAAGTTCAAGGCTTGGTGACTGGAGCAATATTAAGTGTTGCTAATGGTGCATATTATTGCGGAGTAAAACTTCCAGTAACTATGAGAACAGGACCAACTATTACTATTTACAGCTACAGTGCGGGAACTGTAGGTATTGTAAGTAATGCAACTGGAGGAGCAGATTATCCAGCAAATACAGCAGCAGCAAACACTGTTGGTCATTCTATGTTTTCTGTATATAACCTTTCAGGTTCAACTGTAACATCAACAGCTGGATTTATTTTTCACTATACGGCAAGTGCGGAGTTATAAATGAATACATATACTTATGAAGAAATTGATACAGGTTTAAATAAAATTATTTTACGTTCAGATGGTGCTTGTATACCAGTTAATCTTGAAAATATTGATTATCAAGAATATTTAATCAGTATTTCTAAATCAACAGGAGGTAAAAATTAATGTCAGTTAAAAGATGGAATGGAACAACTTGGGATACTTATGCGGGATCTGATTTATCACCCGTTAAAGTTACTGATTCCCGTGCAGGTAAAACTACTTGGGTAGGTGCAAATACCCCTACATCTCCAACTGATGGTGATATTTGGATTGATCAAGATACAGCAACAAATGCTGTAGTTCCAACTGTATTTTCACTTAAAGGACAAATTTTGGCGGGAAGTGGAAGTGCCTCATACACAGTACAACCCGTAGGAACAAACGGTTATTCGTTAGTTGCTGATTCTACACAATCAACAGGATTAAACTGGGCACCATCTGTTTCAGCAGGAAAAAACATGTTAATTAATGGTGCCATGGATGTATGGCAAAGAGGCATTGGCCCAATTCAAACTTCTACGGGTGTTGGAACTGGTTATACGGCAGACAGATGGCAACTTGTTAGAGATGGATTTGCATCAAATGCATATGTATCTCAACAATCTCCAGGGGTAACATTGCCACAATTTAGATATTGTGCAAGAGTTCAAAGAACTTCTGGAGACACATCAACATCAGGGGTTAGATTTGCACAAGCAATTGAAACAGCAGAATCAATAAGGTTTCAAGGTCAAACAGTTACACTTTCATTTTGGGCAAGATCTGGCTCTCAACTTAGTTCTGCAGTAGTGGGTGCATATCTTTATTCTTCACCAACAGCAGTTGATGCAAATGCAGCCACAAATGAACTGAATCAAACTTATACAGCTCCAATATCCATTAATTTTTCTCCTACGTCTAATTGGCAATTATATACAGCTACGGGAAATATTCCAACGGTATCAAATCAATTAGGTCTTAGATTTTACAATATGCCTTCAGGTACTGCTGGGGCTAATGATTATTATGAAATTACTGGCATACAGTTAGAGCAAGGTCCTACAGCCACCCCATTTAGCAGAGCAGGCGGAACTTTAGCTGGAGAAATTATTGCTTGTCAAAGATATTATGTAAGGTTTGGTGACACAGGAACTTCTAGCGGTCTTTTATTATCTGGTGGATTTCAGTATAACACAGTAAACGCATGGTTTTCAACAGTTGCTCCTGTTGCAATGAGAATAAAACCAGCCTTTTTAGATAGTGGTGGAACCATAAGAGCAGTAGATGTAACAAATGGAAGTCAAAATATTACAAACCCAGCTCTTGCAAACGAATGCACATCAACTATGTTGGCAGCTGTAGTTACAGCATCTTCTTCATTTACTGCAGGTCGTTGGGCATATTTAAATCAAAACTCTACGGGTGCCTACATTGGATTTAGTGCGGAATTATAGGAGATAAATAATGGCAATTAAAAGATATAATAGTGCAACAGGAAAATGGGAATATGTAGGTAACCCAGGATCTATAACTCCTAATGGAATTGGAGCAGTATCAAATGCGGGGGGATCATTAGTAGTTCCCGCCAATGCTTCTACAAAAGGCATTCAAATTCAAGCAACAGCATCACAATCTGCTAATTTACAAGAATGGCAAAATTCATCTGGCGTTGCACAAGCATATGTAGATGCAAATGGTAATTTTAATTCATACAATTACAACATGGCGGGTAAGAATTTTATAATTAATGGCGGGATGGATATTTGGCAAAGAGGCGTTGGGCCATTTTCAATTAATGCACAAACTCAAACTTATACTGCAGATAGATGGAATACATGGGCAGAGGGATCTGGAACAGGAGTAGCAACAGTAACTCAACAACCTGCAGGATTAAATGGATTTACATATTGTTTAAGAATTACAAGAACCTCATCTTTTCCAACTTCTGGTAATCCAAGACTTTATGTTGGTCGTTCATTTGAATCAATAGCAGATGTTACACCATGGCAAGGAAAAACATTGGTGCTTTCATTTTATGCAAGAGCGGGTGCGGGATATTCAGGTAGTAATACCTTTTGGTCATATTTTACTTCAGGTGGAGGAACAGATACAACATTTACTGGTGAACCAAGTTCGTCTACACCATATAGTCAATTTACAACATTAACAACGTCATGGCAAAAATTTACACAAGTTGTAACAGTTCCTGCAGGAAATACTGCAGCACGTATGTTTTTTAGTTACGTTCCATCATCATCTTATGCAGCAAATGATTATTTTGAAATAACTGGAGTTCAATTAGAATTGGGATCAACCGCAACATCATTTACACGTACAGGTGGAAATTATCAGGGTGAACTTTCCGCTTGTCAGAGATACGCTCAACTTGTTGGATATTCTCCAACATCAGGCTCTCAACCTGTTTGTACTGCTTATGCAGTAACTAGTAGTACGGTAAGAGGAATGTTTACATTACCTGTAACAATGAGGACTACCCCAACTCTTGTTGCAAGTAGTGGAACTAATTTTTACCTTGTTTATATTAATGCAACAGTATCTTATTTTAATTCACTGACGTTAGCAGGTTCTAATGGCATTAACGGTGTGTTATGGGGAGCAACGCTAACTGCTGGAAGCACAACCGCTGGCCTTGCTGGTTCAATGGAAATTAATCCAACGGCAGCATTTGCAAGTACAACAATTTTATTGACTGCGGAGTTGTAATAATGACTATTAAATATAATGTTGAAACAGATGAACATGGCACTACAATCATTTGGTATGAGGCAAACAACTATTGCATTTCTTTTACCAATGATCCTACCAACTCAGACTACCAAGCTTATTTAGCCACACTTTCACCCAACTCTTCTAAAGGTGTTGGTGGGACTTCTGAATAATCCCAACGCATAGTAAAATAGTATTATGTCATACAAACAAGCGGTACTTAGAGATAATCCAATAGCATTCTGGCCATTAAACGGCACATCTAGCTTGAGAACTTATGCTACCATTTTGCTTGAATATGCTACATATCAAGATTGGTTAAGTGCAGAACCTAATTACGGATACTCCCCGCTCACCTTCACACTAGAAGACATTTCTTATAACGGCAATCACGGTGCATTTACATTGGGCCAACCAAAGTTTGCTGACATATTGCCACTAGCAGCTTTGTCTAATTATGACACACAATTGGCGGGATGTAAGATTGATTCTGCTTCAGAAATTGGTATTACTAATCTTGCACAACTATACGATATGTTCTATACAGGAACAGAAAACTTAAAGTTTGGCATAGAGTTTTGGGTTGCATTTAATAAACCGCCATCAGGCGTTAATACATTGTTTTCAGTAAATTATTTGGGCGGGAATATAATGAAAGCCTATGCTCAAAATGATAAGATCTATCTAACAATAAATGGTAAAGATAAAGTAACTGGACAAGCATTATCGTATACAACATCAAAACAAGTTCCATCTTGGGATTCTCAAATGCACGTATTCTTGTCATATGATCAAGGAAATATTAGCATATCTGTTAATTCAATTCCAGGAGATTCCGCAGTAGTATCCAATAACTTTATATTTACAAACAATCAATATGCACAATCTGAATTCTTTTATAATATGGGTCCAGCATCAGCAAATGATACATTTGTAATTAACGATCTTGCTTTTTATGATTACATATTGTCTACAAATACAATTCGCTATCATATGGTTTGGGGAACCAATGATTCTGCCCCGCAAAATTATGTAAGAGAAACAAGTGGATTTTTCTTTGACATTAAAGATTCAGAAAATATGTTTGCGTTTAAGAAACTGTTTACATCTCCAATTGATTATCAGCAAGGAATTAACTCGGGGTTAAAATCTGATAAAACTGGTTTAACTCTAACCCAAACATCAACTGCTGCTGCAGCATCAGGAAGCTGGGTATATTCAATTCCATCATCAGGATTAAGTAAAATATCTGGTGTTAAAATTGCGTGGGATTCTGGAATGTCTGACAACTCATCATTATCAGCATCAGATTATGCAAAGGTTGAATTATCACAAGATAACGGAGTTACTTGGACACAAGTAACCAATAGTTATCCAATTGTAAAGTTTGCTGACAATGTATCTGTTGCATATCCAAATATGCTAGTTAGAGTAACGTTATCTACATCAGATTCATCTAAAGTGTATTTGCCAAGAATAGATAACTTGCTGATTGGTGTCTACAAAGATCTTTCTATTTATTCTGATGGTGGAGCATTTGCTTTAATGCCACGTGCTGGCAGCTATACTGGCGATACTTATACAATTAAAAATAATTCATTTAACATTCTTGCAAGATCAGAAAACTTTGGTATCAAGCTTAATACCACAACTGATGGTAGTAATTCTATTGCTGCTATATACCCTCAGCTTAATTCCCCGCTTTTCCAAACAGTAGAGTTTTGGTTTAGATACGATGCAATAAGTACATCTAAGATACAGTATATTCTTGACACTATAGGATACAATGCATCTATTTACTTCAGCGGAGTTGACGGCGGGTTGATTCAAAATGGTTTCTCTACAGTCTATGTAAATGGCGTAGATATATCTAATGGTAGATATTTGACCCAAGGCGAGACATATCACTTTATTTGCGTATATCCTCAACAGATTAATAATACAATCTACCTTGGTGGAGATGCAAAACTACTTAATTATTCATTATCAACATATGGCTACTTATCAGTATATCCAGGAGCATTTGCCGTTACAGACGCTCAAAATAGATATCTAAACTTCTTGTCAGCAACTGTATCAAAGATTAATTTCCCAAATGCCACTTCAACAATATTTGGCGGTAGTGTGGTTGCTGGTCAATCTCCATCTAATGTAATAGGCACATTGTCAGAATACTCTGGCGGTAGCACAGCATATAACGGTGGACAGTCAATTTTGGCATACGTACATCCCATAAATGCTTAATTAGTTGCCATTTTTGGCATCCATATGTAACGTTTTTGAAGAGTTCAATGGTATTATTGGCATATGGGAAAAATGAAAGTAACACCAATTGATGAGGTAAACTGGGGTTTATACGCCTGGATGATGCCCGATGAAACACTTGTAATGGATGAAGAAGGCGGTTACCTAAGTATTCCGTCATTAAAAGGCGATATTCGCCAGATCAAAAAGTTAAAAGATGCTGCTAAGCATTACGGGCTAGAAGAAGGTCACCCAGTATTTTTTGCGGGGCATAGACCAGTAGATGACGAAGAACTTGAAATCCAAAGACAAAGATTAGAATTAGGCCTTGTGCCAGATGTTCACGATACACCAGCAATGCTGGAATACTATAAAGAAATGAAGGATATGAAACTTGGCTAATTTAACAGTAGATGACAGCATGGATGACGATGAGGGCATTGTAGTAAAACTTGATGCACCTGCACATTCAGTAGAACACGATTTTGGTGATCCATTTAATTCAACATGGGAAGATATTAAAAAGGCTGAAGGACTTAGTCCTAACTTTCGTCGTAAAGTTGATAGAATGCAAAAGTCATTTACAGGTGTTGGTGATGCAAAGTCTAAGAAGCTTGATCCACTTGACCTAACTGGATATTCATTATTCCAAATTGTTCAGCCACCATATAACGTTTTATATCTTGCACAACTTTACGATGTATCTCCATATCACCACTCTGCAGTAAATGCCAAAGCTGCAAACGTCGTTGGACTTGGTTACAAGTTTGAAAACACATGGGCTACTACTTCAAAAATTGAAGCGGTAATGGATGATTCTAAAAAGCTTGACAAACTACGTAATAGAATTGAAGGGGCTAAAGAAGAACTCAGAGAGTTCATAGAGTCACTTAATTCAGATGATTCATTTATTGAAACAATGAAAAAGATCTATATTGACCTTGAATCCACAGGTAATGCCTATATGGAAATTGGTCGCACAACTGCTGGCAAGATTGGTTACATTGGACATATTCCAACAACAACCATGAGAATCCGCCGTCACCGTGATGGCTTTGTTCAAGTTGTTTATAACCGCTATACATTTTTTAGAAACTTTGGCGATACTGAAACTCCAGATCAAATTGGAACAGATCCTCAGCCAAATGAAGTAATTCACTTCAAGGTATTTACACCATCAAATACATACTATGGTGTACCAGATGTTTTGTCTGCAAAGAATGCAGTTGCTGGTGACGAGTTTGCACAAAGATTTAACTTGGATTACTTTGAGAACAAAGCAGTACCACGTTATATCATTACTGTAAAGGGAGCAAAGCTTACTGCTGATTCAGAGCGTAAGTTGCTTGAATTCTTCCAAACAGGTTTGCGTGGTCGCAATCACAGAACCCTTTATATTCCTCTTCCATCAGACGGAGAACAAGGTCGTGTTGAATTTAATATGCAACCAATTGAAGCGGGAATTCAAGATTCTTCATTCAAGAACTACGCTATTGAAAACAGAGATCGTATTCTTCTTTCACACCGTGTACCAGTATCAAAGCTTGGAATGCCTGCAAACGTATCCCTAGCAAATGCTAAAGATGCTGATAAGACATTTAAAGAGCAGGTATGTCGTCCACGTCAAGAAGAGCTTGAGTTCAAGATTAATTTAATTATTAAAGAATTCACTGATGCATTTAGACTTCAGTTTAATGAACTTGCACTTACAGATGAAGAGACACAATCAAGAATTGATGATCGTTATCTTAAAGATCAAGTTATTACTCCAAATGAAGTTCGTGCACGTCGTGGCATGGCACCACTTTCAGGTGGTGACGAAGTGTTGATTATTAATCCTAAAGTTGCACAAGATGCTGCATCTGATGCAAGTGGAAACAAAACACGTAGTCAAGATCGTACATTAAATGCACCCGACAAAATGGGAACGGGTCGTGCCCCAAAGGGTGAAGGAAGACAACAGGCATAACAAATGGCAACGGCATTAGATGTTCTAAACGTTGCCAGAACCCAAATAGGGTTTCATGAAGGTGCATCAAATGAAAATCCATATGGTATTTGGTATGGTGTTCCAAATGCTCCATATTGTGCAATGGGAATCAGTTGGTGTTTTGCACAAGTTGGTTTATCACATTTAATTGCTGCACAAACTCCTAAAGGTTTTTCTTTTAATCCAGCAGCTTTGCATTGGTTTCAAATGCAAGGTCTTGTTGTTAATAAAATGTTAATGCAACCAGGCGATTTGATTATGTACGACTGGAACGGGGACGGGGTAGCAGATCACGTAGAACTATGTGAGAATGCAAGTCCTGGAGGATTTACTACAATTGCTTTTAACACTGGTAATCCAAATGATCCAACACAGGAAGGCTGCTGGAGAGTTCACAGAAATTATCTATTTGTAATTGCGGTAATAAGACCAAGATATCCTGTTGTCGTTGCTCCAACTAAACCAATAACAACTGGTAAGAAAGCAACAGCAGTTGTTGGCGGAACTGGTGCAGCAGTGGCGGGTGCTACTGGAATGTTACATACAGGAGCTGTTTCAGGATCATCAAGTGCAACACCATCACCAAGTCCTACAGTATTTATTGCACCACCATTTCCATCATCTCAAAATTCATTTGCCATAGGTCAAACCAATGACGCTGTTTTAACAATACAAAAAGCTCTTGTTAAAAAAGGAATGCTTCTCGCAAAATATGCGACTGGAACTATGAATACTCAAACAAAGGCGGGACTTGTAAAGTTTGATAAGACTCTTGGCATTATAGTGCAAAATGGAGCAGTTCCTCAAATAGTCTATGATAACTTAAAGGGTGCACTATGAACTTAAAACATCACTTTAAATTCAATATTGGAGATGCAAAACAGTTGGCTATAGCCCTTATAAGCTCATATGGAATGTGGGCAGCCACAGGCTTTCAAAAGAGTATTACTGGCCTTATATACCCCGTAATGGGCTTTATAACAGGAGGCTTGGCTTCACATAACTCATCCTCATCTCCCGATGTCCTGCCAGATTCTCATATTCAAACTCCCTATGCCAACAATATAAACGATGGTAATTCGGGGATACCAGACCAAATAAAAGTCATAGACAAATACAAGCCAGAGGGTACGGATGTCAAAAAGGTCATCCAAATAAATAGCAACATTATAAGATAATCTTTATCAAAATTATGCTTTATTTATAAATATTGCTATTATTTATTTACATATGGATATTCAAAAAACTTACTGGCAAAACAGCGAATCTTCAATGGCCCTTCACTTCCCTATTACAAAGGTGAACAAGGAAAAGAGAACTGTTTCAGGATTCGCAACACTAGACAACCTTGATCGCCATGGCGATATTGTCACGGCGGAAGCAAGCAAGAAAGCATTTGAAAGATTTAGAGGAAACATCCGTGAAATGCACGGAGCCTCAGCAGTTGGCAAGATGGTCAACTTTAAAGAAGATAGTTTCTTTGACCCAGAAACAAATAAAAAGTATAACGGAATTTATGTAACAGCATACATCTCAAAGGGTGCACAAGATGCTTGGGAGAAGTGCCTAGATGGTACTTACTCAGGTTTTTCTATTGGTGGCAACATTGTAGATGCAAAGATGGAAAAGTCAGATGACGGAACAGACTCTCACAGAGTTATTCACAACTTTGATTTGCACGAACTTAGTATTGTTGATTCACCAGCAAACCAACTTTCTAATTTCTTTTCTATTCAAAAGATGGCGGAAGGCATTGTAACAGAAAACGTATTCTGGTGTAAGGCTGACGAAGTAGCATCAACAACAACTGCAACAACAAAAGATTGCGTTGTTTGCGGAGATTCAATGACAAACATTGGTTGGGTAGAACAGGCAGATATTGAAAAGCTTGAGACAATTGAAAAAGTTATTGATTCTTATTTTAAGAAAGATGATGCACCAACATCAGCACATGAAGCAACGGAGACAGCAGCTCCAGGTTTGGCAGGTAACGTAATTGATAGCAATGCTTCAATAAATCTTTATCCTGATCAAAATGAAAAAAAGAAAGTCACGTTTGCGAACGGGCTTAAAAAGAGTGATGATATTTCGCTCAACGAAGGAGGTAACAAAATGGCAGAAGATACAATCGCAGAAGTTGCAGAAATTGCAGCTGATGTAGAGACTCCAGCCGAAGAAGTTTCAAATGTTGAAGCAACTCCAGAAGATACCAGCATTGAAAAGGCTGTATCAATTTCTGAGGTTGATGACGCACTTGATTTTGAGAAGATGGTCACAGACCTAAAGACCTTCTTTGGTGAGTCACTAGAAAAGTCTAATACTAATTATGCAACACATGCAGCAACAGTAGCAGACATGTACAACATTGTAAACGAAACAAGAGCTGAAATGGCTCGTTTGTCAAAGGCTTATGAGGATATTCAAAAGACAAATGATGATCTCGTTGCAAAGTATGAGGCACTAAATAAGTCAGTAACTGACATGTTCGGAAAGATTGAGTATGTTGACCATCAGCTCAAGAATTTTGAATCAGCTACTGCAGTTCAGAAGTCCGTTGGGGTTCAGGCTCCAATGGGTCAAACAAAACCAAAACAAAGTATATGGCAAGGTGCTTTCCTCAGTGCTAGTAACATATAACAAAAATAAAAGAAATAAGGTGGTGAAATAATAAATGAGTAATGAACTTCTACAAAAAGTCATTGATACTACAAGCTCAAGCCTTGGAACTGCAGCAGTAAACGCATCAGCAGATACAGCTACCCTTTCAGGTAACGGTCTCCTATATCCAGATCAAGCAAATCGCTTCTTGGATTACATGTGGGATGCTACAATCCTAGCTAAGGCAGCTCGTACAATTCGTATGCGTTCAAACACAACCGAGATTGATCGTGTTGCAGTTGGACAACGTATCATGACAGTTGCACAGGAAGACAATCCACGTGACTACGTGGCAGCTAATGGTACATATTCTAATGCGAACGGTTCTACGTTCTCAGCACAGAATGCTACTTTTAACAAGGTCTCCCTCACAACTCGCAAGCTCCGTCTTGACTGGGAACTTTCAGCAGAGTCTCTTGAAGACAATATTGAAGGTCCTGATCTAGAGGATCACATTGCACGTCTTATGGCTACCCAGGCTGGTAACGATATTGAGGATACCCTTATTAACGGTACTGGAACTGGTTCAGGTTTGATGTCAGCTTTC